TTGAAGGCGCTTTCTTTCTACGTAGTTGGGGTCCTCTCTTCTTTTTGCCTCATTGCGCGCATTATCTTTTTTGCGCTTTTCAGCGTAACATATAGAGCATAAACCCACACGCTTATGCTCTATACTTCTACCGCAGTCACGCTTACACGGCTTCCTCATCTTTTACCTCAACTGGGGGTTTTTCACGAACACCCAATAATGTTAGCTTGTGGGTAACACCGTTGACGTCTACGTCGATCACGTCACCTGGATTTTTACCAATCAAACTATCGCGCATTTCGGGGAATCCGATCTCAGACACCAACTGCTTGGAACGAAGGAAGCCTTGGTTGTCTTCGGCCTCCGTTGTAAAGATCACGATGCTGTCCTCTCCCACAACGTCGCCAACTGTGTAGCCGTTTTCTTCGTCGTCTTTTGCGGAGTACTCTTCGAAATCCTTAACCTGAAGCTCCTGCGCTTTCTCGTTCAGCTTATCTAGCGGCATATTGTTAAGCTCTTGAAAAGCTAATAGGCGATACTGCATCTCGCGCTGGCTTCCAGCAATCTCGCTGAAGTCTTTTCTAAGGTTTTGCAAGCTGTTGTTCAGGAAACGAATCATGGCTTGATTCATCTGCACTGCCTGCTGGAGCTGCTGAATGTTAGATTCTGCAGCCACTTGGCGTTCACCTTTTGTCATGTTCTTCCTACGAGTCATTACTTCTCCTTGAGTTTAGATTGCCACTGCTTACATAGCACTTTTAATATCTGTATTTCTTCGCTTGATAGCGACTCTGGTGATGTATTACCCATCAAAACTGACAGCTGATCTTTTAAGAATTTCTTGATGTCGGTCTCTATCTGGTCGTAGATCTCGCCCTTTGACTTGACGATTCGTTTCGCGAGTATAGAGTTGATGGCATTGGCACGTTCAAGTTTTTCTTCGATTGGTGAGAGGATTTTGGTTTCTTTTTGAGCGGGTTTAGCTTTGTTCTCATCCACAGCTGCATCAGCATCGAGGCCATGCTCAACATCTCTCTTGTCGAGAGTGTTTGGCTCTTCGATTTCTTGTGCAACAGGAGTATCCTTCCCCTCAGCTCTTGTAAACTTTTCATCATAGTCACCCAATGTTTGCGGTATGAAACCTGCGCTATGCGCAAGTCTACTATACAAACTATTTGCTATATCAAACTGGCGCTTATTTAACGGCTCATTGTTTTCTACGCATCGCTGCCAGTGTGCATCAATATCCGGATCGATCATTAATATTCGTTGAGTATTATTGCGATCCTCATATTCCTGGATAATCTCAAAGTCTTCATCGGTCAAGCAGGGCTTTCTACCGTACACATGGGGCCAGATTTTTTCACCGAACCAGCTACGATCCCACACAACATTTTTACCATCATACTGCATAAGTAGATCCACGATCTCATCTAAATATGATGGACCTGTATAGTATTCGTCTTGATACTTTTTATCTGGAGCCGACAAGTGAACGACCTCATAGCCCTGCTTACGATAATATTCTGCTACGGTCGACTTCCCTGTTTTATCTAATCCCTCCAGGCAAATAAAGCTCATAAATTATCCCTCATACCTATTGCTCTTACTAGCATTTTCAGATTTCCACATCGGCTGTAAGTTTTCTAGAGCCCATGATTCAAGAAACCCATCATCATTATATGATTCATAATCAAACCATGAGTCAGGTCTTATATGATCAATTTCCCATTCACCATAATTTTCCCAAGTCATACCATCTTTAAACTGCAGCTCTAACCTTTCCACAAGCTCTTCAAAAGAATACGGCAACATAGAAAAAGTAGATGTGTAATTCTTACCGCTGTTTCTGGACCTAAGACGCGCACCAATATTTGCTTTCATCGACGACCTTAATCGTTTCTGCTCTGGCGTATATTTCCTTAAAGAATCATCACGACACTTTTTACAAACACGCTCACCATCGACATTTAGGTGATATCCCATATCGATACCACACGAAGGACATGATTTGCGGTATTTTATTCTTTTGTTTCCAGATTTGGAGTATTCGACTATTTTATCTTCATAGTCATAGTGGGAGTAAGAGTGTTTGCGAAACTTACTGGTGTCATCGTGTTTGCGACCCTGCATTGGATTACCAAGTAATTCGCAGCGCCTCTTACTGGAACAAGAACGACATAGACCATTAGCTAGATGTTTTCTCTGCCAACCCCTATCAATACCACATTCAATACAGGTTGCCTTGTAATACTTATGTTTACTGTTTTTCTTGTAAATAAAATCATCCATAAAATGGTTATACTAAAAGATATTGATCACTGCTAAATTTATTCGTCGGCTTCTTCGGAATTGATTGGATTACCAACAGACTGACCATCTATATTCAAGGATGAGGATGCGGCACCGGACTCTTTAGCGATATCTTTAAGGCTCTCGTGACCAGATACCGCGCCATGGGCTTGACGAGCTTTCTCTTGCTCCATGCTCATGTCGTGCTGCTCTTGTTCTCGTGCGCCCTGCTGCTCGGCCTGTTCCTGCTCGGCCTTCATCTGCTCTGCTTGAAGTTGATCTTGGCGCTTAGTTCTATCCATAGTCATGATCAACTGCTGCCAGCCCATGAAAGCAGGATCAGACGGAATATATGCTAGTTCTCTACGCTTGCTAGCATCTTTATCGCCGAAAAAAGTTTCACGTATTTCACCGCGAGTCATATTCTTTTCAACAATACTCCAAAAAGTAGCATTAAGTGGAACCTCGTACATCGGATGATCTACTTTCTCCTTACCAGCTGAACGAAGAAGATCGTTCATGGTGGAGTACACAGACATCTCAGCCTGTAGCAGTGCCACATTTGTTTGTGGAGTTTCATCTGTATAACCGACAAATTTTAATTCATACTTCTTGGCAAGTTCTGGATCGATAGCCGGAATTATGTCTTTGTTGTAGAAGTCCTCAAACATCATCAAGATCGGGTATAAGCCACGCTCACGAGAATAGTTGATCTTGTACTCGTTGTTGGCCTGCTGCGAAGGAGACTTACCTGTGCCGCTAACTAGATAATCAAGTCCCAATTCGATAGGGTCAATCTGAAACTGTGTACAAACCGCACGCATGATGTGGTTGTTATAGTTCAGGTATTCCATCTCTCTAGCGGAACCGGCAAGCCCGACCCATTGTACGTCATCCAGACCAGCAATAATCGGCGTTCGCCAGGCGTGTTGGGCACCAGAAATTGTGTTATAGAATTGGCGTCGAAATGCTGTAAGTTGAGCCTGTGTAACAGTTCCCTTAAGATGAAGAACTCCTTTTGCTGCGTAACCGTGAGTGAAGAAGTTCGCATTGTAGTTTTCGACATTGAGGTGGTTTGTGACATTAACTACCGCCATCTCTAAAGGTGAATAACAATACCCCATCGCGTCTGCAAAGTTCTGAGGATTGAACAGCTTCCACACCATATCTTCATCGCCGAAAGCAGCTAGAACACGATTGTCGTAGGACATCTGGACGTATTTGTAGTACTCATGGTCAACTTCGTTAACTTCGTGATCTTTAACAGGATCGTTCTGATTTTGTGCGTACTGGTTACGCTGCTCTTTGGTTTTGCGAGCATTCTCAATCTCTTTCTCGATGATGTTTCGAGAAGTTTGCTGATTTATTAGGTATGTAGATTCAGCAGGAATAGGTCTGATTCTATGCAGTGCGCCGCGTCGTGTCAAAATCTTCTCAACCGCGATATGGCCAAACGTTAAAGCATCACGAGTTAAAAGCTTTAAGAATTCACCTAAGATCATTCTTTCGCCCGGCGGAGTCTTATCTTTACGACCGCAGTTTAAGATAAAATCTTCCAGATTTGCTATCTCAGCTTTTTCTTCTGGAGTTAGGTTATCAACACTGTCTTTTTTAATTATCTTAAAACCGAGATCAAACATCTTGCGCTGCGGTCTAGAAAACTGCATCAACGTGTCACAGCGGTGCTGAATAATAGAGGACGTTAACCAGTCGCGCATAGATGTATCTTTAAGCGTCTTATTTGAGATGCGCGACATCTTGTTTTTAAAGATAAAGTGCTGCTGTACCTGATCAAAGAACGGGTCGTCTATTACGGCCTGACGACCGATAGCCTTATCATTGGTGTCAGGTTGCGGCTTTTCAGGTATCATGTCGGCATTTGGAGTCAAACCATCAGCCTTCATGAGATCATTGATCTGACCATTCAGTGATTCACGTATACCTTTTGTTAAGTCGTCCCAAAATCCCATATATTCATCCTATAAGCCGCTAAAATGACCAGAGAAATCCGCCCGAGCCACTCATTCCCTCATCAGCGTCATCGTCATCTAATTCACTCAGCTTACCAATTTTGCCAAGTCTTGCCTTGTCTGGATCAGTGGTGCCAACATTTATGCCTTGGGTGCGAGCATATTCCTCAGCGTTAGGTGCTTTAAAATAGTTTCCACCCACGTCCATGACAGCCTCCTCACTATTATACGATTCAGAGCTGGTTATGAGTGTTGAAGTAGAAAAAAGCTCGTACATTGCGTATCTTAGAGCATCTAGCCAGTGATCGTGCTCTTTTGCTGTGTCATCTGTAATGTTTCCAGCAGCATCAACCTTATAGTGATACATGCCGAATTCTTGAATTATCGGACCGCAGGTCTCTTCTGCAAAATATATCTTAGGAACTGGGGATGAGAGACTTCTTAACCACTTTTTAACAACCTGAATACCGCCTTCAGTGTCTTTATTTTGCTTACTGGGGCACGGTAAACCTTCCTGCTTCATGGTGACGGCATCACCTGGGTTCGCCATATCAGGAAAGTAGAGCTGGCAGCGATACATGTGGTGCCACTTATTTTTTATAGTTTGCACCCATGTTGGGTTGTTGGTGTAAGTCATACCCTCACACCGCACCACGTAGATATTTTCTCGATTATCAACAAAGAAATAAACTACGGTGCTGGGATTTGACCAACCCCAGTCAATGCCGGCGTAGCAAGACAATTTCATCTGGTGGCACTTTCTTACAAAGTCGTCGTGCGTGCACTCACCAGGAAACTCGTTGCCGGTAAG